TCCGATATCGTGACAATGCCACCTGGAGTTTTCGATCGTATGTATGAAAGTGTCCTAACTAGAGAAGGTCTTGCTATCTTCCAGAAAGACTGGGATTCTATTAACAAGTGATATGTACGAAGAACTAAACTGTTTTGAAGAAGCACTGAAACACTTTGGCACCCGTGTTGAGGTTATCTGTGCCATGGAACTTGGCGGTAGAATCGGTGCTGAAGATGCTTACCAGATGATCAAAGATGAGATGAAGGAAGTGAAAAAGTGTCGTAAACGGTTCAACAAAGACGGTGAGTGCGATAAATAAATTACACAGGTAAAGTATTATGGCTGCGGAAATTACTTCTAATGGTATTCAATTTAGTGATTCTACGCAAATAAACAGTAGGGGTTGGATGACTCCTGATAACACTGCCATGTTTTTCTTTCAGTCATCCGCCCCTACTCACTGGGTAAAGAGTACTTCCCACAATGATAAGATGCTTAGAGTTGTGACTGGAACTGGTGGTGGATCTGGAGGTAGTATTAGTTTTACTACTTTTACTGGAAGAACATATTCAACACCATGGTCTTCTAATAGTTCGACAGATAATCGCACTCTAACGGAAAACCAAATTCCTGCTCATACTCACAGCACTGAAGGAACTGAACTTACTCAGTTCCCACAGAATCCAAACGGAACATACAATGGTGGAGATGTAAACAGAGGTCCTGGTTGGTCGAGAAGTTTTAGTGCTTCTGGTGGAGTTTCTGGGCCTTCACAACACAATCATCCTTTTAGTGCCTCTGGAACCACACCCGATCTTTCTATGAATATCAATGTTCAATATGTTGATATTTTATTGTGTAATTTTGATATTAACGCATAATAAATAACCATAGCAAACCCTCATCATCCCGTGAAATAAAATGGCAGCAGAAATAGATGGAACTGGTATTGTTTTTAGTGATTCTACTAGACTAGATTCCAAGTACGATATTTTCGCCCAAGGAACGGATGCGATATTTTTCCAAGCCTCTGCTCCAAGTGGTTGGGCAAAGAATACCTCACATAACAATAAAGCACTTAGAGTTGTAACTGGATCTGGTGGTGGTAGCGGGGGATCCAATTCTTTTACTAGTGCATTTCCATCTTCAAAACCTATATCTGGTAACTTCCCTATTTCTGGAACAGTTGGTAATCACACTTTAACGTCAAACCAACTTCCAAGTCATACTCACGCTAATGGTGGTTCAGTAACATTAAGTCCTGGTGGTGGTGATGTAAGATCTGGTGGTGGATGGTCACGAAGCACTCCAAACACTGGAAACAATACTACTAATGCATCTGCACACAATCATGGGTTTAGTAGTGGTAGTGCTTCATTCTCGGCTAACGTAAACCTTGCCGTGCAATATGTTGACGTGTTAATTTGTAGTTTCTCCTGATTTCTAAGTTTTTGTTATGATGAAGTTCAAAAAAGAAGAACCAGGTAATTGGTGTCCCCTAATCAAAAAAGATTGCGTAGAACACAAGTGTGCATGGTACATGCATATTCGTGGAATGGATCCCAATACAGGACAAGACATTGATCATTGGGGATGTGCAGTGGGTTGGATGCCTACTCTCCTCATTGAAAATTCTCAACAACAAAGACAGACTGGTGCTGCTGTAGAATCTTTCCGTAATGAGACTATTAAAGAGTCCCAGAAAAATCGTACCATGTACGAGGATATGATGAGACAACAAGCAATCATGCCAGTTCAAGTCAATCCACTTGAAAACCTTTTGGAGGCCTCTGATGAATCTGACAGTAATAATTGAAGACAAAGCTATCTACATTGATGGTTTTGTTATACAACCTGCTGATATGAGTTGGTTTAATCCAGAAGATTACGACCGAAAAGTTAATGCAATTCAGTGGGAAGAAGATTCTGGTGAGATTGAATATACAGAAGGAGCTCCCACTCCTATTGACAACATCGATTTCTTAAAAGATATAATTACTGTTCATCAAAAAGCTAAAGAAGAATGGGAAGAACAACAGGAAGAATTTAAAAAAGCTTCTGAACTGCATGATCTTCTTGAATATAATCCTGAGGATGTAGAAAAACTTGATTTCCAATCTTGGGACCTTGGTGATGATATTGATGAAGAAAAACTAGATGCAATCTTAAATGAAATTGATGTAGATATTGTTGGTGATGTTCCTCTAATTTACGCAAAAGAACAAGATATTGGTCAAGAATCTGCAGAAGATATTCTTGGACTTGGAGATACGAGTGTTCCAGATTCTGTGCCTCAAACAGAAGAAAATGATATAATGCACGAAGATCTACGCGATGCTCTTGATAATCAAGATGATAGTTCGTATGAGATGGAAGAAGAGGTAGAAAACCAAATCTACTATGACATTGAAGAATTACTCAAAGAAATATGATTCCTGAACTCCAAGTCAATGATTATACTGTAGTTAGAAACTTCATTGATCAGGAAAGGGCGATAAAACTGGGTTATGAGTTCATGCGGTTCTGTGAAGAACATGATGCTGCGGGTGACAATCAGGCAGTAAACTCAAACTCAGTTCATAATTACTTACCTTTTCTTGAGTTACTTTGTGAAAAAACACCCGAGGTGAGTAAGATTGTTGGAGAAACAGTCTTGCCTACCTATGTTTATTCTAGGGTGTATAAGAATGGTTCAGACTTAAAACGACATACTGATAAAGATGAGTGTGAGATTTCTCTTACACTCAATTTGTGTGCAGATAGACCTTGGAAAATATGGATTGAAACTCCTAGAGGAGAAAAGAGATCTGTGATGCTTGCTCCTGGAGATGCCATGTTCTATCATGGATGTAATGCACCGCACTGGAGAGATAACTATACGGGAACCTACTACACTCAAGCATTTCTACATTATGTGTATAGTAGAGGTGAACGTGTCAATTCTTACTTCGATAAGAATCGACCAGGCGTAAACAACTTTGAACGGAAAATACCAAAACTTTTAGTAGAACCAGGAAGAGGTGAATCAATGATTAGTGATTATATCATGGTAATCAAGGGACTTGTGCCTGAAGATTTGTGCGATGATATTCTAAAAGAATTCCCAGAAGACTCTGTTTATTGGGAACCATCTTCCGTTGGTGCTGGTGATGTCCGTGAAGATATCCGAAGTTGTAATACGATTGGATTATCTAAACTTCCACGTCAAAACATGGTGTATGAGGAGTTGGACTCTAGAATGTTTGAGTGTGCAGCAGAAGCCATCAAACAATATAGAGAACGTTGGCCTGGTGTAGAAACAGAAATCGATACTGGTTACGACCTTCTTAGATATAGAACTGGAGAGTTTTATACTCAACATACAGACTCATTCAAACACCAACAAAGATCTGTAACTTGTTCTTTCCATCTCAATGATGACTATGAGGGTGGTGAGTTTGCCTTTTTCAACAGAGAAAAAGTATATAAATTTGAGAAGGGTGATGCAATTCTTTTCCCGTCAAACTTCATGTTCCCGCATGAAATCTTGCCTGTAACTTCTGGAACACGGTACTCTATTATTACTTGGTATGTCTGATAAACTTAAAGGTCTCCCAACAGTATATTGGTTGAGTTGTGATATTGATAGGATTCCTCGCATGGAAGCTCAGTTTGAGAAGTGGGGTATCCAAAATACAAAATTTTGGTTTGGTAATCTTCAACCAAATCATTATGAAACGTGGAAAGATAAGTTATTTAAACCTGAATTTATTAAACCAGAACACTATCGATCTACATGTATCACCATCTCTACACTTGAGATGATTCGTCATTGGTTGAATAATACCAATGAGAAATATCTTATTTTAATGGAGGATGATTACGACCTAGATCTGATCGAGTATTGGCATTTTGATTGGAAGACTCTCATGAATCATTTGCCCTATGATTGGGATTGTATTCAGTTGGGATTTGAATCGCAGGAATATATTTCTTTCTTCTTACACCCAAAGACAAAACACAGTGCATTTGGACCTGTAATGATTAACAGGTGGTTTGCAGAAAAACTACTTCGTATTCATACTGTTCAGGGAAAATACTTTTTCCTTAGGAGATTTGCTGGATATCCTGGTATTCGTTCACTCGATGTTGATCACTTCTTTGGATTTGTAGGTAGAACATATCAGTTGCCACTGATCACTCAAGATCCTTACCTAGATAAAGTACCAAAGAAACATCACTTTGTCTGCAGAGATCTTTACTATGATTGGTGGGAAAACGAAAGAGATAATTTTACTCTCAAAGAATTCTTCACTTATGGTAAACCGAATGACGGTGAAATGACCAAGATTGTTCGTCTATGAAGTTATCCAATCTACCTCCCATCTACTATCTCAACCTCCAAGAAAGGGAAGAGAGACGAGAGTACATGGAGAAACAGTTTAAGAAATATGAGATCCGCAAATGGAGGCGCTGCAACGGATCCATTTTTGGGGAGGAAAATTTTCCCCAGTGGAAAAAGTTAGTCCTGGATTCTCAATTTAAGACTCAAAAGAGATTTTATAGTGTATTGTTGAATCGATCTGAGATGATCGCTAACTTTCTCTTTGACCTAGATTCTGATGTTGTTCTTCTACTAGAAGACGACTTGTCTTTTCATACAGAAAAATATTTAAACTTTGAGTGGGAAGAGTTTGTTGAACGTCTCCCTCATAACTGGGACTGCGTTCAACTTCATATCATTGGTGAGAAGTTTATGCCACTGACACTTTCACCTTGGTCTGTGAATAATCATAGTGCTGCAGCAATCCTAATCAATAAAAGATATGCAGATAAGTATGTAAATATGTTCATGGAAAATGGTAAGTGGAGGTTCCTGAATAACTACGGGTATAGTAATGACCTTCCCGAGTATCATTATCACTCTGCAGACTTCATCCCATATCAAGTGGGTACGACCTATTCTTTCCCTATGTTCGTTACCAACTCTAAGTTTGAGAGTGATGGTGCTGGAGTCAATGCCTTGGCTAAACGATCTGATGCAACTGTGTTAGAATGGTGGAAGAATAATGAAAAGAGTTTGGAAGAAATGATGTATCTCGATCGCCCAATGTTTGCTCAACTATGAAACTGAAAGGTCTTCCGACTTTATATTATCTGAATCTAGACGAACGACCAGATCGTAGGGAATACACAGAACTGCAATACGAAGAGTTGGGAATCACTAATTTCAAGAGATTCTCTGCATCTGAGTATCAATATCCAGACTTCGTTGATTGGAAACATAGAGTTATCCTCAACGATATGTCTGAGTGTGTTCGATGGAGACAACATATCCTAGAGATTGGTACTGCAATCTGTACTCTGGATATGATCAAACATTGGTTGACTACGACCAATGAAAAACATCTTCTATTGATGGAAGATGACTATGATTATCGATTCGTCAAGTATTGGCACTTCGATTGGGAATATTTGATGAACCATATTCCTTTTGATTGGGACTGCATCCAACTTGGATTTGAAAATGAACATGAGATTCCATGTTTCTTACACCCTATCAGATCACATCATGATTATGGTCCTGTTCTAATCAATAGACCATATGCAGAGAAGTTGATGAGACTTTTTGTAGATGGAGATCAGTATAACTTCTCCCATAGAATTCAGAACTATAAGTGGGGGAAGATGCTGGATATGCCAAATCGAACCATTGATTATTTCATGTGTCACTCGGGTAATACATACTGTATGCCTTTGATTAGTGTTAATCCTCATATTGGTAGTTACGCCAAAAACATTGTGAGGAAGGATCGTCCAGATCTAGAACTTGCTAGAAAAGCATACAATAAGTGGTGGACTGTTATGCGCGATGAGTATACTCTGGAAGAGTTTTTCATGTACGGTAAACCAAATGATTATGTGATCACTCCAGAAGAACCCGACATCGACGATTATTATGTTTGAACATGTAAGACAGTTTGAAGAACAAATTGCAGACTTCTATGGTGCTCCATATGCAGTCGCAACAGATTCTTGTACTCATGCAATCGAACTTTGTCTTAGGTTGCACTATCCATTGGTAGTTCCGCAGATACCTAAACATACATACCTTTCGGTTCCAATGACTTTCATGAAGTTGGAGATTCCCTTTCTTTTGAATGATTGTAAGTGGAGTGATTGGTATCCTATCGCTGATACTAATATCATTGATGCTGCGGTTTATTGGGAAGAGGGTGGTTACATACCAGATACAAAGATGTGTCTAAGTTTTCAATTTAAGAAACATCTGAGTTTGGGTCGAGGTGGTATGATTCTTACAGATAATGAAAAAGACTATCATGAACTCCAAAAGATGGCTTATGATGGTAGGGACATGACTAAACCTTGGGCAGAACAAGACATCACCACGGTTGGATATCACTACTATATGACACCTGAGACCGCTATAGAAGGTTCTCGCAAGTTTCATGTAGCAAAAGATATGCAACCTAAATCATGGTCTTGGGAAGATTATCCAGATCTATCAAAACTCACTGTATTTCAATGAAACACATAGAACCAGATTGGAATATTGATCAGTTTAAACAACTGAACTATACTCTAGCGAGTCATAACGATCCTTTGGTTGTCAATGAATACTTATGGTCTGGACACAATAAGTCCAAGATGACTATCTATAAGTATCACGAACCAAATCCCATGCCAGAAAGTATGGAGTATATCCGAAAACATTTCTCGTTCTGGTCCGATGTTTGTGTTGCAGTAAATCACTTCAAACCTGGACAATATCTACCCATGCACAAAGACTTGTATGGAAGATATGCTAGAATGACTGGTGCATATCCGGCTTTTATCATGAGATGTATGGTTATGCTAGAAGATAGTTCTCCTGGTCAAATTTTGCAGATCAATGATGAGTGTTATGGTAAATGGTCTGCGGGTGATTGTTTCTATTGGGATCATGATACCCCACATGCGTTTTATAATATGAGTATGATTGATAGATACGCAGTTCAAGTTACAGGTGTTTGTAATGCATACCCGATGTAAGATCCCAAGTATTGATATACACATCACTCATCGATGTAACTTCACTTGTGATAGTTGTGCTCACTTTGCAAATCACAAATTCACAGGAGAAGTTACCTTTGATAATTTCAAAGAATGGGTAGATCTTTGGAAAGACAAACTTGATCCAGATAATGTTGGCATACTAGGTGGTGAACCATTCCTAAATCCTAGGGTTGCTGAGTATTGTGAATATGCAAGGAAATCTTTTCCAAATTCTAGGATAGAACTCGTCACAAATGCATTTGTCCTGAAGGATATCTCTGATATTTTGATTAAGAATGACATAATTCTTGCAGTATCTGTTCATCATAACAACCCAGAATATAAGAAAACTCTCGCAAAGAACAAGAAAATCATTGAAAGTTGGGGCGTAAAGGTAGAATATTGGAATAGTTTTTTGAGATGGCAAAAAGTTTATAAAGGATATGGAGAAAATATTGAACCCTATGAAGATAATGATCCAGAAAGTAGTTGGAATAACTGCCCTACTGGACAAAACTGTTTCCAACTTCATGAAGGTAAGATGTGGAAGTGTGCGCCACTCGCGTTCTTGCCAATGATGAATGAAAAGTATAAGCTGTCTGAAAAGTGGGATAGATACTTGGAGTATGTTCCTCTGTCGCCAGATTGTACGACTGAAGAACTGCAAAAGTTTATTAATCGTGGTGCAGAATCTTATTGTTCTATGTGTCCATCTAAACCACACTATTTTATGAAAGATATGCCTTATGGGAAGTAAAAATGAGTGGGGACAACTCCGAAAAGTAATCGTAGGTCATGCTGAGGGTGCGAGAGTACCTGAGATGGATAGGAGTTTGCGTCTAATTAACTATGCAGACCGTGACGATGTTTCGGATGTTCCA